TCATAATGCGGAAAAATACAAAAGTGCATAATCCAAATCTTTTTAGTTTTTCTTGCATCAACTACTTCTACGTGTGCTCTTCTAAATTTGTTTGATTGAAATACATAATTTTCCCATGTGAAATCATATCTATTATGATCAAAAGAATATGGAATCAAACTAGATTTACGTAGTAAAGTCCCTACAGTATAACTTGCAATCTCTTCAGCCTTATCCCAAATATCTGTCATAGTATTTTATAATTTCAATGTTAAAATCAAAAGCAATATTTGCTTCCACTGCCATACTTATATCTATTCTTTTTCTAACTTCTGTTATTAATTGAATTATATTTTCAAACTTATACATTGAAGCGGATCCGGGGACTAGTTTAGCAAGTTGTTGCCCACCAAACAAGTCTCCCATATGTCTAACATAGATATGAGACATTATTCTATTACGTCGATTGGGAATATCATCATAGAAAATATTATCTATATATTGAAGATATTTTTTAGTTTCAGAATTACAAACATTACTATAATTTTTGGATGCAAGTTCCACAAAATCTTTTCTAACTAATGGTGCTCTTTTAAGCCCTTCAATGCCTTCGAAAAGTCCCATATCAGAACCATAATTTTCTAAACTATAATATATGAAATGTAACTGATATAGATAATCACAATAATAATATCTGTTAACGTTGCCCTCAAAAATAGATTTGATTAAGGGCAACGATTCTGCTATAGCATGTTTTTCTTTAGTAGCTTCTTTTAGTGTTGTCATTTAAATAATACCAAAGCCAACATAACCGCATGGGCTAAAAACCCAGCACCTATGGTGATAACATTGAGCATATCCTTGAGAATAGATGCTCGAATAAAAAGTAATAATAATCCTCCCCAAATAAACAGTACTAAATCAATAGGAGGAGTTTTATCTGACAATCCTGTCATTAGTGCAATCATAGTAGGGACTATAGATGCATGTATTAAGATGATAGCTACCCAGGTAATAGTTTCTGCTGTTGCTGCAGTTACATGAGTCCTAAAATATTCTATAATTTTTTGTAGGTTGATTGGATCAAATTTATAGTTTGGATCTTTAAATTTTTGTAGAATATTCATTTTATTTGTAGAAGATGTGATTGCCGATGGTTGCGATTTTTTGCTTTTTCCATCCCGGATTAACGTAGTTCGCATGATAATACATTGCCTCTTCTAGACCATCTAGTCTAAAACCCTCTAATAAAACTTTCTTTGCTACGGCGTAACATTCTGTGTATGCCTCTGGATGCATTGGTCTTTTTCTCACTACAGGTTCACAAAACCAACTAAATTGGCAAACGACCTTTTCCATAAAAATATTCTTTTGATAAACAACTTTGCATATATCTGAAGGAAACAAACCCGATTCAGACCTATTAATAGTTACCTGTGCTACTGCCACTTTACCTTCAAATGACTCTTTAGCAGCCTCATGATAAATGTTGTGTGCTAAACATTCTAGTTGTTTTTCTCTCTCCGCCATAGTAGTATACTTGGTAGGAGTTTTTGTATTGTTTTTTAGTGATTCAAGTTTATAATCAACAAACTTATAGAAAAAATTTCCTAGTATCACTGCAGCAAAAACCACTAAGAACATTTTTAGTAATTTGTCCATTGGTTGTCCTAATAGGGGGCTTTCGCCCCCGTTAGTTACTTCTTAGAAGATTTCTCTAAGGTTTGAGGAATTTGAGACACAAAACCATTAAGTATATGTGCTTTTGCAATGATGTCTGATTCCGTTGGATATTGGGGAAATCCGGGATGATCCGGAGGAATTTGACCAGCATGTCTAGCATTTTCTACCTTGACCTGCCAGTCATTACTTATTGATTCACGTTTACCATAATAATCCTGTTCAAGCATTGTCTGAGCCATTTTAAGTAGCTCAAGTCTAATTTCAAAAGGTGTCATATTTGACATTTTACTTCTCCTTGTGTTTGTGTGTAAAAATGGTGGATTTTAAGGTTCCACCGAACCTTAATTTTAATAAGCGACTCTAACGCCTAGGCCAACTGCTTTTTCTTCAATAGTTTGAAGTGAACGGCTCATGCTGGCACTAACACTTACTGCTTTAGTTAGGGGCATACTTACGCCTGCCCAAGTCACTGTTTGCTTAGGATTATCATTATCCCAGTTAACACGAGTTTTTACGCCAGTGAAAGCAAACAATGGTCCGATTGGCATGCCTGCTTTTAAGCCTACTAAACCATAAGTAAAGTCACCGTTGACTTTACCATTAAATCCATTGTCGTAACCTACCCCACCAAAAGCGTTAACACCTGCAATATTCTTGCCTGCGGTAACTTCGACACTATTAAGCATGCCGCCTTTGTCAAATACTGCTGTACGAACTTGCATGTCCCAATTCAATCCAGCCATATCTTTACCTGCACGAAAATATTGGGCTGTACTTTCCGGGCGACCTTTTTGACGTGTATCGGTTACTTGATCTACATCAAAACTAACATAATTAGCTGCATGTGATGTTACTGCAGAAGTTGCTAATGCTAATGCTAAAATTGTCTTTTTCATTAAATCTCCTTGTGTGTGAAAGGCAGTTCGTTTGGTAACAAGGTGAACTGCCAAAACCCCGTCAGGTTTAAGCGGCTAGCTTAAGATCCTGATAAAAATAGTCGTCGTTTGCGTCTATTTGATTTGCTTCTTTGGCCAGGTAATCCTAACCCTACGACTTTAGCATTGCCGAGTTGTCCACTTACTTACTATTTGCCCCGTCGAAACCATGTCTGGCCCATCAGAAGTATACTGCACTAGCCAGTTGAATACAGCCGACCAGTCTTCCTTATCAGTGAAGCGCAATATACTTCTGGTGGACCAGGCGGGAGTCGAACCCGCGTCCGCAGCATGTTTCTGCTTGTTTCATACAACTATACAAATATTTATTAGTTATTTAAGACTCTAGATACTGCAGTAATTACTGCAGCAATACGTCCTATGTCTCGCAACTGTTCGGTACTATAGCCTTCTTTCTTTAAAGTCTCATAGTGAGCCTTGACACAGAAATGACATTTACCAACAATACTAGCAGCCAGACTATAAGCTTCAAAGCGAGCTTTAGTAGTCCCGCCGTGGTTAGCTATAGCATTCATTCTTAACTGTGCTGGCAGTCCTTTGAGATTTTCATCGTCAGCCATTTCAACATAAGGATACCAGACATTGTTCATAGCCATTAGACTAGCCGCAGTAAGAGCAGCATCTGCTTCTTTACGATCTTGAATTTGACTATGTATCCAAGTCCAAAACTTACTATTTCCGGTAGCAAAAGCTGCAGCTAATGCCGCGGCTTCTGCTTCTTCAACAGTCAGACTACTACGCTTGATTACTGCGTCAAAATTAAGTCGAGTATCTTTAGCGTAGTCTGGAATAGTATCTTTTAATTGATCTATCCAACTCATAGTGTTGCGCCACCTACTGCACGATTACATTGACAAAGTTCGCCGGTCTGCAGTGCATCAAGAACTCTAAGAGTTTCTTCGGGACTACGACCAATATTAAGGTTATTAACTGTTACATGTTGAATAACATTGTCAGGATCGACAATGAACGTTGCTCGTAATGCTACACCATTTATTTTATCTAAAACACCCAAAGTAGCGGCCAAACCATTATCTACATAGCGATCGTTGTTGTAATCTTGTGATTGTTTAATTAGATCTGCAAACATCCATGAATTAGTTTTCTTTAAATCCTCGTGAGCATTACGCCAGGCAAGCTTGCAAAACTCGTTGTCGGTGCTACCCATTAACAATACAGCATCACGATCTTTAAAATCATTATTCAATTTATCATATGCAACAATTTCAGTTGGGCATACAAACGTGAAATCTTTTGGATAAAACATAATAACTTTCCACTTACCAGGGAAAGATTTTTCCGTTAGGTCCTCAAAGGCACCTTCGGGTGTTAGAGCACCGGGCTTAACACCAACGATTTGAAACGGTTCTAGTTTATCACCAACAGTTAGCATTGCTTTTTCCTTTTAAATTATAGGTTTTTAGGGAGGATATCTTCACATAAACATATTATATAAGATAAAGGCTATTAAGTCTAGCCCTTAGTTGATCGTTCGTATTCATCTCTCATTTTTAACAATTTCCCAGCAAAATCATCACGCTTCTTAGTAAATATCTGAGGATAATCATTTTCTACAGCAATAATTATTGTAATTCTTGGAACAGGAATTTTATATTGTTCTTCAAACATTATAGCATACGCCGCTGTTTGGATAAAATATCCTTCTATCCAATCTTCTTTTTTTGGCTTGGAAGAAGTTTTAAAATCTATTACATTTAGTTTACCTTTATACTCAGCTATACAATCTACAGTTCCAGCCAAACGAAGATAATCGGAATATAGATATTTTTCTTGTAAATGAATATTATCTATATTATTTAGATATGGCAAAATAGATTTAAACAACTCAAATGTAATAGGATTCTCAATTTCCATATCCTCGTTTGCTAAATATTTTTCAGCTAGCTTATGTATACGAGTGCCTCTGTTGGCTGCAGATTTAGTTATTTTATTTGCTTCTTCATGCCCTATTCTATTACGCCACTCATTAATAGATTGCTTATTAAAGTAAGAAAGCATAGTGGTAATAGAAGGATATTTATTGCCCTCGGGTGTAAGATAAAATCTTTTACCATCTTCCTGAGTAACCTGTTTAAGATTTAGATCAGGCAATCTTATATGATTAAATAAATTCATACCAAGAAGATAATATATACTTGTTATTAGAAAGTGGGGGATTTCCCCGATGAGGATGCGTAAAATATGCTGGGAATATTACCGCTGTTCCTGCCTTAGGTTTGATTCTTTTACGTTGAAATAAAAATTCAGTTTCACCGCCCTCCTCTACATCATTTAAATAAACTAACACTGATAATATACGATATGGCATTGATTTAGAATATTCTGCATGCCAAATATGATATCCTTGACCTGGTTCAGTTTTCTGTATTTTAACAAAAATCATATCATGCCGTTCTAATTGATCTAAAAAATAATATTTTTCCCTGTATTTATTATAGCAAGGTTGCATCAAAAACTTTATTTGTGCATCATAATCTTTATTTAGATTACATACCTCCCGTGTAACCTCATGCCCAAAATAGATGCTTGGTCTTTGAATGCCTAACGGAAACGATAAATCATTTTTCAGTGTTTGTTCAATATCCTCACTTTGTTGTCTATTTTTTGGTATACCATGATTATTTAACCATTCAAAATAGTCAATAATTGATTCACAAACATCTAATGGGAATGCATTTTCAAATACACCTATTCCATCATCTAAAGTAATAATTTTAATATTTTCCATATATCAAGTTTGTAATATTTCTAATGCGTGATTATAGTGTTTAATTCTATCTTCCAAACCAATAAATCCACCATTGATTTTCTTTGTCATCATTCTAATATCTTGTGCATCTGCCAATTCATTTAATCTGTTAGCATTCCAAAACCAACAGGCAGAATGCAGAGCATAATATGGTTGAGTTAACACGTCTGGATTTTCTAATAAGGTTGAGTCTCCAAACATATCATTAGAACAACGAGAATAATTTGATTTACCTGTAAGCTGAATTAATCCACGTCCCCTAAATTTGTAACCCTCGCCACTTGATTCTGGCCCGTTACCCATACGATTAGCATAAACTCTATTAGCAATTTTTTCCGGTTGCCTATTATATGCTTGTGCTGTAGCATCATCAGGAAAATATTTAGGAAATACTTTACGCAAACCCTGCCAAGAATAATTTAGATTTTCAGACAATAGAGTAAAACCACCAGATTCATGGGCACATTGTGCTATAAATGCAGATACTCTCGCTATGTCATAAATTTCATACTGAGGCAAAATTTCATACATGGCAGAATACCATTCAGAAATATTTTTTGCTTTAGGTATTAAATGCTGTAGATGTTCTTCTGTAAAATAAAAATCAAATTCTTCAGCCATGGTGTTTCTCCTTGAAGTCTTTTATAGCCGCTTTAATGGCGTCTTCCGCCAGGATTGAACAATGGATCTTGACAGGAGGGAGTGCCAACTCTTGAGCGATCTGTGTGTTTTTAATCGTACCTGCTTCCTCAAGAGATTTACCTTTGACCCATTCCGTAACAAGCGAACTACTTGCAATCGCTGAACCACATCCATATGTTTTAAATTTAGCATCTGTAATGATACCATCCTCGTTTACCTGTATCTGTAGTTTCATTACATCACCGCAGGCAGGCGCTCCAACCATTCCTGTACCTACTCTTTTTACTTCCTTAGCAAATGATCCAACATTACGAGGATTTTCGTAATGATCTAAAACTTGGGTAGAATATGCCATTTGTTATCTTTAAATTGGGTGTCTATATTAAAAAAAAATATTGTTTCATTGAAACTTCAAGATGAATTATTCATATATTCTTGTATAGTTGAGAACGTTCCCAATACCATATTGCGCCTCACCTAACATCTTAGCGGCATAATCGTTTTCTGCCCAGATAATGGTATTGGCAGTTTGATAATCGTTTATACGAACCCAGAGTTGATATTTATACATATTATGCTGCAAAAGAAGAACCGCAACCACAAGTAGTAGTAGCATTAGGATTTTTAATTACAAACTGAGCAGACGTCAAATCTTTCTTATAATCTATTTCAGCCCCATCTAAATAAGACATAGATAACGCATCAACTAAAACTTTAACACCATCCTTTTCCATAACGAAATCATCTGCTGCTTGTTCATCAAAGGTGAATCCATATTGGAATCCTGAGCACCCCCCACCTTGAACAAACACTCGAAGAGGAGAAAAATCATTTTCCTCTTCTTGTACATTTTTAATTTGTTTAAAAGCTTTATCGGTGACAACTAACATTATTGCCTCACTAACACTTCTTGCTGAATACCATTTACTATCATAATCTCTTTCTTGTATGTGACACCATCTATTACCACATATTGATTATTTACAACTACCGGGGCAGGTTGCTGAATAATAACGGGGTCAGGTCTAGTGGCAGCATATACTACAGCGCCACCAATTAGTGCTGGCACTACCCAATGATGTATTGAAGGGGCAGGGGCGACCCAATGCCTATGGTGATGATGTCTATGCCCGTGGTGAAATGAACCGGCAACTACTGGTAAAGAAAACATCAACATACATAACGATAAAATAAGTTTTCTCATATTAATCTCCAGGTGAAAAGAGTCGGTTTCCCGACTCTTTTATTTATATTCCCCCGTATCTGTTCTCGTATTCTAGCCGAGCCAAAATATATTCTTTAACTAACGAAGATCTGACTATATCTTCAACACCGAATTCAAAGGTTTTAAATGAGGGCATCATATCTGCAATTGCCATAAACTTTTTGAGTCCAGACATATCGGTTTTCTTATAAAGATCAGTTTGTCTAAAATCTCCGCAAAAAATAATTTTTGATCTTTCTCCTACTCTTGTAATAATAGAATTCAATTCCATATCAGTCATATTTTGACATTCATCCACAATAATAATTGAATTGTCTAATGTTATGCCCCTTACAAAAGATGTAATTAAAAACTGAATAGCTTTTTGTTCTGTTAATCTTTGATAAGCATCATATCTACCAAATAAGTCTTGGCAGATTGCTATATAAGGATCTTGGTATACCTCAGTCTTTTCTCTTTCGTCTCCTGGCAAATGTCCAATTTCTCTGCTTGGTACTGCCGATCTAACTATAATAACTTTTTCATAAGGATTTGATTTATCCAAAACCTCCTCTAAAGCGTGGTATAATGCAATAAATGTCTTTCCTGTACCTGCGACTCCATGAAGCAACATGATTTTAGATGTGTCATATGCTTCAAAAAATCTCCTTTGGTTATTTGTTAATGGCTCTATTACAGTCATTTCATCTAACCTAACTTTCAATTTATTTGATATAGTAAGTTGTGGGTCAGAATGGTGTATCTGTAGGTTTGTTTTTGTTTTTGCCATGTATGCCCTCTTGAAAGTAAGAAAGGGCAACAGCTTTAACTATTGCCCTCCAGGAGATAAAAATTTCTAAAGATCATTTAACGCCTACTTAATTTGTCCGCAAGATTAGCTTTTCTACCATTACTGCTATTAATCTTAGACAGGACTTCTTTAAAACCATCATCCGTCTTTCTGACCCCAAGGCGTATTGGGTCTCCCATATTTAAGGGCGTCGTATGATGGAATTCGTAATTTGTGGATTTACAATTTGGACACTCTTGTTCTGCTCTAGCAGAAATTGAACATAATACATCGAATACTGTTTCACAGTCAGAACATTTAAAAGAATACATTGGCATATTAAATTGCCCACTCAGGTTTAGATCGGTTTTTCCATGATGCAAGATGTTGTTTTGCACCTACGTAATAATTTATATATGATCTGAGGCTATCTCCAGTAATTTTAAATTGTTCAGGCATAGCAGGGGTAGGTTCAGTAAAAGGTCCATTGGGGATATTTGTTGGGTATAACCAAAAATAAGACATCATTCTTTCCGCAGAATGTTTTTTAGCATATCTGTGAGTATATTCTTGCAATAGATAAAACCAAAGTCGATATAACCACTTATAATTTTCTTTAGATTCTCTTGTCCAAATACCAGAAGGATGCTTTATATGACTAGCTTTCCATAAAATATTTTCTCGTTCATCAGGCAAAAGCCAACGTTTAATATTTCGACCATTGGCAGTTTTACCATAATATTCCACACCATCTAATACTCTATGGGCAGTAGACATTAATTGCCCATATTCAAGAATCATTTTTACTACATGTTTATCATTATGTAGCTTAGCACATTCTTTTGGATCATTATGTAAATAAAAAATATTCATATTCTTATTTCAATTTTTTCAGCGGATCGTATTATTCTATTAATAATAACTTTTGTTTTTTGAGAAAATATATCTGATGCTATTGCTTTATCTAAACAAGATAAAATTATATTTGGATCATAATTAGCAATGTTATTTTTGTCTGCTTTTATTTTCGAACTACTAAAGATATTTACTACAGAAACAGTGAGAAATATTTCCTCATCTGTATATAATGATATTTTATATCCGTTTTTAATAATTGGTTCTGGAAATTTTAAAATTTTAGCAGTCATCGAGAGCTCCTCACTCTCGATTATTTATTAGAAATACAATTTTTTAACGTATTCGTCTAATTTAGATTCCAAAATATCTTTATCGACATCTAAAAATTCAGTACAAAAATCTTTTATGTTATCTCGTAATCGTTCACCATCATATATTGCATTATGAATTGATAAATACCCGGAACACTGTGCCTGTGCATATGCTTCAGGTCCAAAACCAAAAGTGCTATACAGAACATGTCTATAGGAACCTTTGTCTTTAATCTCCCCCTCAAAAATACGTCGGCTTACAGCACAAAAAACTTTTAGCTGTTCATCCTTAGATAAAGAATTCCAATAGGATTCACTTTCTTTTTCTATTTCATTCATAGATTCACGAAATATTTTTTCAAATTCTTTAATATTATCCATTTATTTCGTCCTTTTTATCCGAGGGAAAATTTGAGCTAGCATATCTAATTAATACTATACTAAATGACAAAATCAAAACTGTAACACCTAATGCTAACATTTCCATCATGTGTTCTTTACCGTCAGCAACTAGGTCAATAAGATGCCTTGTTAATGCAGTAATTCCTATGTAGATCAAAAATCTAACAGGCATATGATTAGTTTGAAAATAAATTCCAACCATTGCGCCAATTTCAAGATAGATAAACAATAAAAGAATATCTTGAATAGTAGCATAATGTTGATAGAACATTACGATAACAGCATATAATGCAGACCACACTGTCATTGCTCCAATTACGAACAATGCAGTATAATGAAAAAATTGAACTAAATTATTTCCTATTTTTCTTGTTTTTTCTAATTGACTCATACAAAGCCTATTTTTGCCTTCGGTTTTGCTTTATGTGTTTGTTTATGAAACACATCTGCTATACTGTAAGTATCACTATCAGTAGGTAATTCTGCATCAATAATACTCGCAAGATTCTTCGCTTGTTGTTTGTTTAAATAATCAAATGTTAGGACATCAAAACAACGACCAGGACGAACTAGTGCCGGATCAATATCTTTAACTGATGGCAAATTAGTACTGAAAATAAGCTTTTTGTTCTTTGTAGTAATCAAGCCATCGCCGACGTTAAGAAACTTGTGCATAACAGTGTTGCCTTCGTTTCTACTACCCAAGAAATTATCTGCATCTTCCAACACCATAATGTTATTACTACTTTCAATGAAGCGAGCAAACACATAATCTTTTTCAAGTAGCTCAGGGTCATAAGTCACAATAGCACTTGTCTTAGTATGCTGCAGAAGACCTCGGATAAATGTAGTTTTACCTGTACCTGGCGGACCAATCAATACTAGTACACTCGCAGATGAATGCATGTAACGATCATAGTAATCATTTAATTTTTCACTCCCGAGAAAAGGATACATTTCTGATACAGGAGTCTTATCGGTAGTCAATGGAACAGTTACGTTAGATCCATCTGAAGAATACATCCATTCAATAAAGGCTTCAGCAATATCGAAGGTATCTTTTAATGTCTGTTCAAAATTCTTAATGAAGTTATTTTCACCAATTAGTTTTACTGAGATATAGGTGCTGCTAATATTAAATTTAATAATAGCTTCATTGAAAAAGATGGCACCGTGTTCTTCGCCTGATTGAAAAATACGAATACGAGATGCAGTATTATTAGCTACAAAGTTTTTCCAATCTTCCATAGAACAAAGAAGATGCAAAGATTTGAATTGTGTATCTATACCTGCATAAGCCTTTTCAAGCAAAAATTCTGATACAATTACATCTTCCGCATCAGTTGCTGCCATAAACACTTGTCTATTATCCATATTATAACTATCCCATGTATAACTATTCAAACCTATTCGTTTATCTTTTTTTAATCTACGTTTAGAGTCGCTGCTTAGATAGCGTCTCATCATTCCATCATTGCTCATTCTAGCTAATACCTGTTCTAAAGTACGATATCCGGCTGTCATTTAATTCTCTTTGAATCGTCTGCAATATTCTTATCTTCACGCAACTCAATAAATGTCGGCAGAAACAAGCTTTCTGCATTACCTGATTTATCCTGAATACGAGCATTATATTTTACTGTAGCTACTTTTCCTACAACATAGTCAACCACAAATTCTTTACGCTGTTCATCAGTATAACCGGATCCAACATTAACTCGAATTAACCCATCATTCGATTCACAAATAAGAGCGCCAAGACGTCCCTTGTTTTTACCAGTACCTTCTTCCCAGCCGACTATCATAAGATCACACTCAAGTTCTGCTTTAAACTTTACTTGATCCTTACTACGTTTATCTTCCCAGATGCCAATCATTGACTTAAGAATAATACCTTCTTGTCCTTCATCTAAATACTTATTAAATAACTTATTTGCAGTATACTGATTGTCAACTGTTTGAGTTTCTACGATACTAATTAGATGTCCGAGTGACGATGCCTTTTTAAATTTCTCTACTCTACCTACGAGGTCACTAAAACGAGATTTATACGGAACAACATATTTACCTAGAAGAAAAACATCATAAGGAATAGCATCCCATAAGGTAGCACGAACCATTGCACCTTCTTTTGCAGACTGTGTGCCTTTTATTGCCTTAGTTAAGATACCGTTACCTGTTTTTCTATCAAGCGGTTTGCCAGTTCCATCAACCACAAGAAGTTCGCCGTCAAATACGATATCAGTACCATAGATTTTAGCCAACCCAAAGAATGCGTCACTAAATAAATCTGAAGCGATATCCAATTGCCTACCATTACGACTCCTAAATTCTACTTTACCACCACGGACGATGGCGTTGAAGCGCATGCCATCCAACTTAAGCTGGACGAATGCAGGGAACCCGATTTTATCGACAAGTTTCTGTTCGAATCCAGAAGCCAGCATGACGGGATACGTCTTAATGAGTCCGGTCCAGATTTTGTTGATTGTGGGTTCGCCGACTCCGCAACGAAGGTCCTGTTTAATGATCCTCTCAATAACGCTGGCATCTTGTGCATCAAGTGACTCCAAAATAAATTTCAAATGTTCAATTGCAGCATTACCAGTCTTGTTACGAGTGGCGAATTGCTGCTCTAGTTCTTGCATAGCCCAACCTAGTGGTGCCTTAGCCTCAGCTTTGCCAACAATATAGTTTGGGATTTTACGAATGTAATAACTAATCATAGGATCATATGCCAGTCGAAACGTCTCTTTTAACATATCGTTACCAGCATGTTGCCGAAGAATAGCTTCCTTGGCTAAACGAGAATTGTCTGCAGCAAGAGCTTCAAGAATTTCAAATACAGTCATCATATTACCTATCAAGAATAAAATACGTTAGCTTGGCGGTCATTCTTAATTTTGCGCTTGTACGCAGTCTTGTCCTCTACAGTACGAGGACGATACTTTGGCGTACGAAGATCTTTAGCTACAGGGTTACGTCTTTTTTCGGTTTTCATCATCTTCTCCACTATTTCATTATTATATAGTAAAAAGATATCCGTGTCAACCGAAGGGTTATTCATATTTTGCTTAAAAATTAAGCATGAAAAGGTTGAATTTCAGATTTTATTCCAAAAGATACACTATGATATTGATGGGGAATGTCTTGTATTTTCTTTTTAGCTGTTTCTAATTTATCTAAAGAATCATAAACTCCTACTAAGTAATTTTTCTTTGTTCTGCCAATTTTATCTAGCCATTTAGCTTCTAAAATATATAAAATTTTCATAGTGAAGTTCTAGTGTAGGTTGAAAGAAGCGAGCTAGGAGTGTTAGTAATAGCTCCGATATTAAGTCCAGAAAGCTGTTCAGTAGATAATTGATTAATATTTAAAGGAGCAATACTCAGAGTTGTTCCCCATGATATACTATCAGAAAAAGCTAGATCTAAAAATTTTTCCAATTTTTTTAATGCATCTTCCTTAGTAACAGCGTTAAAAGTAAAATCCACTTTATCCATTGTATTATTATTCTTGATTACAAATTGCATTATGCCGCCTTATCCATTGTAGTTGAATTGGTAATTGTTTCGTACAATGTTTCAAACTCTTCGTGCTCCTCAACCTCACTGTTAAAGTTTTGCTTATGATATGTCTTAGCCATACGACGAAATGTCTTCTTACTAAGATTTTGCTCATCACAAATATTTTTGATTGCCTCTCGAATAAAATCTCGTTCAGCTTCAATACGAGTCATAGACCCGCTAATTTCTTTCATACAATCTAAAATTGCTTTACGATCTGCTGGACTACTAGGTACAGCCATAATATTATCTCCTCATGGATGCGAAGTCTTTCGCTTGGGTTTCACTAAAAACAGG